ACGCCTTCTGGACTAGACCAGCACCACCAGCGGTTCCGCCTAATGAAGCGGAGTCTGTTGATACATATGCCATATCGTCACCTCCAAGTGACTATGAACGGAATTATTGTGAGCGAAGTACATCCAATAATGCATCCATTGAATCTGCATTATCGATGCGAAGATTTAAATCCTCTGCTCGGTCTGGGGTCATAGCGCCTTGAGTTAGTACATCTTGCTGCCGTAAGGCGGCTTTATCTACTTCACTTATTTTAGGCTCTTCTTTAGCAACCGTAATTCCGAATAAATCAGCGTTATCATCAAGCCAGTTAGAAACTGACTCTTCGTTAACATCTTCTAAATCCTTAAGAACTAATCTTGCTGCTTTAAGGTTGACACCCTTCTTTTCTAGGACCTCTTTGACTGTACGCTCACGCTGCACCTTGGATAATCCCTCAAGTTGCTCAGTGAGTTCCTTGATACGCTTTTCATCGTTACGCTTGGCTTTCCGCAATTTTTTAAGTAAATCGCTTCCGTCCATCTGTGTATCGTTGTTGGTATCTAGGTCGTCTTCGTCTTCATCCCAGTAATTGTTGCTCATAGCAACCCACCCTTCTATTCGTTGTTAGTCGCAAGCCTCAGATTCTAGTCGGGGAACTAGCCTGGCTCTTGCTACCAGTCTTTTACGCCATGTGTGCTGGTCGGCCACATAGGATTCTATTTAGAACTGTCCTGCCGAAGAACCCTTATTTAGGTATCCAGTAGAGAACGAACCTTTCATGGTTCCAGATTCGCCTGCGAATCTTGCTTGTTCTGTTTCTTTCAGACTTGAAATTTGTCCTAGGTCTGATATATTTTTCATAAATACTGCATTTTGCGCTTGTTGCTGGGTGAACTTGCCACCACCAAATTCGGCAATAGTATTTGCTCTGCCAAGACTTGCTACTTGACCATATCCAGTAAGTGCGGCATTATAGTCGTAACCTCTATTTGCAATATCAATTGCTGTTGGTAAATCAACGTTCATTCCGTACTGTTGGGCAGCAGAAATAACAGATACACCCTTAACTTTCTGACTTAGAGCCTGTGCTCCCTCTGGTCCAGTTAAAATTGCTTTAGCAATAGATACTCTATCTACTCCAGGGAAGTATGTTGATAGTGTTTCTTTAAGTTCCTTAGGAGCATAATCAATTGCATTAAATACATCGCTAATTAGGCTCGCTACTTCATTAACTGATTTTTGTTGTCCAATTATATCACCAAGGAAGTTCTCAGTAGCCAGGTCACCTAATCCAGCAGTTCTTAGAACCTCACCCATCTTTGCCTCGGTAGCAAAAAACTCAGCAATAGTTGGAACCGTAATAGCGGCACCTTTTTGCTTTGCATCTCTAAGTGCAAATATTCCTTTAAATCTAGAAGTAAATTCAGGAATAGCGTTTTCATTCTCGGCCTGGTATAAGGCAAGATTTATTGCTTCCTCTGTTGTGGAACCAGTTTTATAAAATCCTGAAGTCAATTGGTAAAGTTTACTTACATAACTCTTATTTGATTCTTCTTTTCCAAATATTAAACCCAATGTTGCTTTAAATGTATCTAATGCTAATGTTGGTTTAGCGGCCTCTGCAAGAGCCCTATCAGCATCTTGTTGTTGCCTTTGTAATGCTAATTGTTGCTCATATGTTAATCCAGTAGAAGTGTTTCCACCACCACTTGATGCGCTTTGGCTATTAATAAAATCTTGTAATGCTTTTTCTGCGGCACCAATAGTTTTATTTGCGTCGTCTATTGCCTTTTGAACCTCTTTATCAATCACTGCTCCCTTAGGAGTAGATTTGACGGGATTTGCCGCTTTAGTGGTAGGTAATGTCTGACCAGGCTTGGTAATTGTAGTTACCTTAGGATTTCCTAGTCCGTATGTAAAGTTTGATGGTGTTGCCATTATACTCCGTATCCAAACGCTCTACCTATTGCTGTTGCAGCAGTTCTTGCTGACTCATTAGCAGCAGTTGTGTTTTCCCATTGAGGAGTGTTTCTTAATTTAATTCTAAAGTCTGCAAGGGACATAGACGGCAATTTACCTGCAGTTCCATCTGGACGTATTGCTCTATCTAGTTCTATATTATCTAATTCAATTGTATTAGGGTCTAGTTCTAGTTCTTTTGCCATAAGATTAATATATGGAGAAGCAAGGTCTCTAATCGTAGAACCAGGATTTTGCTTTAAACGTTCAGCATATTGAGGATAGTTGGCCATTGCTTTTTGAGCAATTGTAGACCTAAAATCATCATTTGTTATTTCGCCTTTAGCAATTTGCTTGGCTGCAGTATAAATTTCTGCATCAGAGAAATCTAATGGCCCAAAGCCAGCAAGGATAGACCTTACGTTATTAAGAGCAGTTAAAGACTTTCCACCTAAAGTTTTTTCGTCTTTAAAGTTTACCTTTGCCCAAATATAATCAGAAGCAAATATCTCTGGCTTAAAATATGATGGATATTCTGTGGTTAAGGTATTCTCTACTTGACGCTTTATCTCATCGGTACTTGTTCCAGGCTTAACATTGGTGGACTTAACAACATTTTCTATTTGCTTGTCTTGTTCTGCCTTAAATTTCTTTAAAAAGTCATCTAAGTCAACATCGGTAAATTTAACATTATACTGAATATCTTTTGCTGTTTTTTCAAGCAAGGCTCTAGCGGAAACTTTATTTAACCTAGTGATGTTCCTAGATGAACTAGTAGTAGATGTAGGCTTACCTGAATCGCCACTCATTGCATTTATAATTTTTTGTATATCAAAATTAGCAAGGTCAGCCTCTGCCTGAGCCTGCGTTTTTTGATTTTGAGTAACTGGTGCAACCACTAGTCAACCGCCTTTAGGGTATCATTGTCAAAATATATTTTTAACATTGTTTGTAATTTAGGATGAAAAGCAACCATATTGCCTTCAATATAATCTAAATAAGCGTCTTTAAACTTTGCTTTTCTACTATCTCCATCTGGAAATGAGTTATAGACTTGAACTACTTGATTACGAATATTCATAAATGTATTAACATCTTGCCAGTATTCTGTTTGGCCATGCTTATTCATAAAGCCAGGGTCTTTAATGATTAGATTAAATGCCTTAGCGTAGTTATAAGAATTATCTCCCCTAAGTCCAGAAGAATATTCATCAAACCATTCTTGGCTCTCAGCCCTAAATACTGTTCTAGCGGCATATTGCAATGCATCGCCTAGTTCTTTATGAGCACGGAAAGACCTGCCATCAGTAATAGTTGCTGTTAAAGCATCTTTCATAGCATTGTATCTTTGCCATAAAATATTCTTTTGGCGTTGAATATCTTCTTCTGCTGGAGTAAGTTTAGTATCATTAATTAACTTGCTAGTTCCAGGTAGTTTAGTATTAGGGTCATTAAGTAGTCTTGAGATAGATAGGTTTCTATCTTCAGATTTATACTCTATATCAGCACCCAATAGACCAACTAAAGAGATATCACCATCTTTAATGTTTGCAAGTTGCTTTACTAGATTTTCGTTATCAGAAAAAATCCTATTATAGTTTTCAACAGTTGGGACTACTCCAGGAATGTTCTTATTGTAATCCTTGAATGTAACATTTTCTAATGTAAGTTCAGGACCAACAATAGTTAAAAGTTCATCTCCAGCCGCAGTCTTAGCCTGCTCACGATTCATTCCTTGCTTTTGATATTTATCAATTAGTTTACTATATAATCCATCAACCATACTTGCTGGATATAGGTTAACATCTACTGGCACACCAAATGGAGATATAAAACTGTTTTTAAACTTAGCAAACCAAAGCCCTCTGGCTTCCTGTATTGCCTGTTCCTCAGTTACAAATTTGGTTTCAATTCCCATATCAAATAGGATTTTATGATACCTATAAACTGAGTTTACAGAAGATAAGAAGTTATCTTGCCCCATTGGAGTTGTAGCCCAGTTTGCAAGGGCGCTTCCCCATGTAGGTACAAATGCTTTTCTTAGGCTATCTTGTGGTCCATATGGAAAACTTCTGTTATATTGTGCTCCCAAGAGAGCCTTAATCCACTCAGGACCTTTTTTGCCACTTGCGTAGTCTTCTGCTGTAGGCCATTCTTTAAATATCTTTGCAACAGACACTGAGGTTATAAAAGATGGGCTTGGTAGGTTAAGTAAGTATCCTAGTGATTTAGCATTTAGTCTTACGCCTTCGCCTTTATTGGCTAATGGACCAAAATCTTTGCTACCTGGTAATACTAACCATGCAATCTGATTTATATCATCAGTTGGGTTGCCGTATTTATCTACACCAAAGTTTTCAAATGTTCTACCGTAATTATATACAAACCCAGTCATTCTTGTAGGGTTGTTAACGGCAAGTCTACCATATCGATAGAACGCATTTAAAGACGCTGCTGGGAATGCAACGGCGGCACGAGCAGCATACAGCACAGAGTTTTGTCTACGAATTGTATAGAATGTTTTTTCTGTTTCTTGTAATGCTTCTCTACCTGCTGCTTGACGTAAGGCATTCCACTGTGCTTGAGAAACTGATACGCCTTGGTCAGCCAAGGATTGCGCCTTCTTTGCTAGGTTAGTCATTGCTAACTGGTCAAAGACTCCTTCACGAAGTGGGTTTTCAGGAGCATTAAGTTTCTTATAAATTTCATTAGATTTCTTAGAAAGAATCTTGGTTAATGCGCTCCCAGCCTGGTTTCCAAATATTGCGCTTTCTGCATAATTCCAGTCAGACGGAGCAATTGGGAACAACTTATTATCTTTAGCGTATGGAGCAAGTAGGTCCATTAATTCATTTTCTTTAATCTCACGCTTTAAAATAACTGCTTGTGCTTCTTTTGATGGGATAGTTCTATTTAAAAAAGCAAGTTTATCTTTTACGTAAGATATTCCATCATCAGCACCATGAATACCCCATTGGGCTAGATATTGAATACCTTCTTGGCTAACAACCCATTTTTTTAAAGTTGCTTCTACTGGATTACTTAAAAGAATATCAAATAATTTATCGCCACGAATTAAGTCATTAGCAACGTGCTGTAATTCTTGAAAATACAAAGGATTAGATATATCAATTGGCAGGTTAGGAATTCTTCCATGAATCGTAGCCTGTGTTGTTCCAACAGAAAGTTCACCCAAGAATGTTTGCTCGGCAGTTATTGTATTATCTACTTCTGCTCTTACGGCCTTGGAAAAGTTATTACCGTCTATGTCATCAAAGAATGAGGTTATTGGAACCCATTGACCGTTGAACATGCGATAGTTGTCTGTTCTACCATAGTAGCGTTGCTTATATTTAGCACTTTTGCCAAATAGTTCAGCCTGCTCCCTTATTAAACTTGGAGTATTATCTAATATGTTATCAATTTCATCATAAGACTTCATTAGACTATCGTCTACCTCTTTAAGCACCTTGTTATTGGTTGCCATTTTAGCAACTGTTGCATAGTACTTTGAGAGACCATTTTTAGCGGCAGTTAACTGAGGCTGTACTTTTGCTAATTCGGCAGGAGATAAATTCTTTTCGATATAATCAATTCTGCGTCGTAGGCTAGGAGCATTGTTAATCTTAGGCATTTTACCCAATGGTGCCATAGATTCAATAAGATTAAGTTCTGCCTTTTCAACAAGATTATCAACTGCAGTCAAATACTTTTTTAACTTAGGTAAATTTTGCTGTCTAGCAGCAGGAGAACCCGAAGTAAGCATATCGTCTATGGTTGCAGAAAGATGGTCTTTTTGAGCCACCAAAGTATTTAAAATTCTTTGATTCTGAGCAACTCTTTTATTGACGGCCTTTAAATCTTTTCTATTTATTAATTTAGCCGCTGCTCCAGCAGGTTTTTGAATTACGTTATTCTTAAAACCATTTACAATAGATGTCTTTGCAATTTTTGCGGCTGCTGTTGGCCCTAATGCTAAAGAAGCGCTAATATAAGGCTCAAATAAAGATTGCTTTACGATGTACATAGGTCTTACCAAAGCATCAAATGTCCACACTCTTGTCAGGCCTTCATAAACCTGTTTAGCAACTTGCTTGCTAGTTCCAAATGCTCTACGAACACCTACACTAGACTCTAATATAATTTCTTTTTCAATTGCATCCCAAGGCGTAAATAAATATGAGTTTGCCATTTGGCGAGTAGTCTCAGGACTTGTCACATTCATCTGCCCATTGGCATCAAAAGAGTATCCCACTTTTTCGTGGGCAGCCTTATTGGTGGAAACTTTAGAGCGCATATCTCTAACTACTGCGCTAATCTCTTTTTCGGTTCTCCAACCATTATTCCAGGCTACAGCAAAACCAATTTGGTCATTAATTGCATCTAAAACATTATAGCGTTCCATTGGGTCTTTGGCAGCCACATAGGCTCTTTCCCACTCACGTCTAATATCTGCAACTTTTCTTACCTCAGTAGGAGTAATATTTATTATTTTATTACCGTCTCTGAATGTTGGAACAGCGTCAACAAAAGCAGTTAACTCTACTCTTGCGTCAAATGGACGCATACCAGATAATGTCACATAACGCAAAGGCTTTAATCCAGTTACCTGGTTTCTAAATTTAATAAGATTAACAATTGGTCCGCCAACTTTATTACCAATTTTTAAACTTAAAACTTCGGCTAATTGGTCTGTGGCTTGCTTGCTGCCTTTTCGCATGCCATACTTGTATTCATCAAATTTAGTTGCTGATTTACCAAATCTTAGGGCTGACTCTGCTTTAATATATGCATCTGAAAGTCCAGTTACTCCAGCAAACTTTGGGTCTACTGGGAAGTAATCTGTCTTTCCCAAAACTCTAAGTTGGTCAGACTCGTCAAAAAATGTTTTGCGAAGTTCAACCATTCTTTCATCTTTAGTGACAGCCTGGTCAAATGCTCTTTTTAAGCGGTCTACCGCTGGTCCTTCTGGAATAAATATATTTCCAGTTTGTAAATATTTTGTTTGTAATTGTCCAGCAACGTTGCCTGCTGCAAATAAGTCATCAGCATTGGTTTGGACAAGACGACTAAGAGCCTCTACATCTCCCTTGTCGGCAAGAATTAAATCTTTAACAATTTCTTTTTTAGTTGTACCAGCAATGATTGGGGCTAATCTTTCGTTGTTGCTATACAACTGAACTAAATCTTCAATCTCGCCAAGATTCTTGCTTTCAGCCATTTGCATCATATGCGTTGCTGCTACGGTTTGTCTACCGCCAAGATTATCTGCATAGTCAAAGCCAGTTTGAATATCTTGTTTAAACTCATCTATTGTTTTTGCTCTAGTGCTAATACCAGCGTGGTTTAAACCAGACTTTCCAATTTTACCAGCAACACCAAACGCTTTAGTTACACCAATACCGCCAACAACTAAATCTGTAACACCAGTAAAGTATTTTCCAACTATATTATCAGAAAAATTTCTTTGTATATTTTCGTCGTCCCATAAATCAATTTCATTTGTTAGACCAGTAAGATAACCTATTTGCCCAACTGGAGATAGAACCGATTTTGTTAATGCTTGCCCAGTAGATACTTTAGCACTACGATTATAAGCGGTGGCTATATCTTTAAATTGAAAACCTTCGTCATACTGACCTTTTTGATATAATGGAGAGTTAGGGTCAGTTAATAAAGCAAGTGTTGACATTGGTCGAGTAATTAAAGGCGAGATTACTCTATTGTTTAATTCGGTTGCTGTTCTTAGTAATAAGTCAGCGGAACGCTCTGCAGTATTGATACCAAATTGGTTTACACTTCTAAGTCCTGATTGAACTCTGCTTTTAAATTCTTTTTCAGTACCAGGTTTCGGAGCGGCAATTATTGGCTCTAAATCTCCTGCCAAAAAATCCTTACCAAAAGAGGTAACTGGTTTAACAACTTTATTTGAGATAGCGCTTGTGAAACTTGACCACAATGACATTCTATCTCCTTAAATTACGAATTGGATATTTGCTTTCTGTCCCACCCTGGATATTGTCACCAGTGATTGCATAAATAAACGCATTTCTATCTTCTGGCGACTCCCAAGATTGCATTGCTAATTCTATAGCAATACCAGCATTTTGGTAGCCAAGTGAATTGGCAAATTTGTCTACATTATCAAATAGGCTACCTGGTAGCCAGGCTACTCTACTCATTGTTGCTCTAGTAGATAGTTAATAAAACGCTTGTATGAATCTGGAGTATCTGGTAAGTTTGCTGCTTGCATTAATGTTGGAAGATACTTTTGGACAATCATTTTATTTTCATCTGCTCTAGTATCGGCACTAATATTTTTTGGAAGAATTTCAGAGCCAGGTCCAGGACCCATATCTACTCCAGCGGTAACTGGCTCAGATGGGTTATTGGTTGGTCCTAATAAAGTTCCTAGTTCTTTAGAAAATACAGGCATTGGTGGTGTCCCAGCCATTGGTGCCGCATTTTGTTGTGCCATTGTTTCAACTCCTGTAGAACCTAATTGTTTCATCCCAGGTATATACTTGGGTGCTTGAGTGCCACTTCCACCTGCTCCGCCTGTAGCGGAAATATTTGCGGGATTGTTCTGTGGTGCTGTTGGGCGATATCCGCCACTATTTTCATTTCCAGCCACTTTATCTCCTACTTAATTTTTCTTGGTTGCTCTTTTGATATATATGGACCTGCTGTGAATGCTGTAAGTCTAGATGCAATTTCCATTGCTTCATAAGCATCTGCTCCAGCATATAAAGCACCTAGTGCATATGTAGCACCAGAACCTGCAGCGTATACTCCATCTGCAGATTTGCTTATTGATAACTCTTGGTCGACATCAAATATCTCTCCACCAACAGCCATAATAAATTGAAATCTATTTTCTTTTGTATCTTCATCAAAGTTATAGCCATTATCTGCCATACACTTTCTAAGAGAAGGCATAGCCTTTACAATCATAAAGTGATATAAGTCTTCTCTATCTTGCTTAGTTGGAACTGGTGGCTCCCAGATATGTTGTGCAATATCGCAAGGAAGTGTTTCTCCAGAACCAGCAATTAAAAACATTCCATTTTCAGAAATCTTTTTAACCTCAGGATGAGAATAAATTCTACCATCAGCATCAGTAGTTTGACTATCAGCAACTATGAAACAGCGGTCTTTATGTTCTATTCCTATAATTGTTGTCATTGTCCCCCACTTAGTTAACTTCTTGTTACTACTCTTCCGCCTGCTTTACCGCCTGATGTTAAACTTGAAAGAATTGTTTGAATGTCTGGTGGTTGCTCAGGTGGCAATAAACCGCCAACTGGACCTTGAGGAGAGCCTCCTACTGGGGCACCAGAGGGAGCAGGGGACGTTTGCTCAACCATAGGATTAGAGGCACCAGCAGGAGGGACTTGTTGTTGCGGTGCAAAGGTAGCCTCAATAGCATCTTCTAATGCTTGTCCCTTTTGGCGAGCCTTGATTACCGCAGCAATCTTTCTAACAACATCAGAAGCGTCTTGTCCCTGTGTAGCCATCTGTGGTATTGCCTGTGTATAAGCAGTTAATGAGCCAAGTAATGCGGCTCTCATATCTTCAATTTCAATCTTCTCTAATTCTTGAGTTACGTTAACTGTAAATGGTAACTCACGCATAGCCATATCTTTAGAGATTAACTTGCCTCCAAGTGCTTGTAGCATAAAGATAAGACCTTGGGCTGGATTGAGTCCAGCAAGCATTCCATAACGAACATCTGCTGAGTAATCACCCTTAATATCTTTGGTTGGCTTATATGTAATTTCATAAGGTGAGCCAGAATCAACACCACGAATTGTTTTCTCTTCTGGGTAGATTGATTCATCAACTTCAAAACATACGCTAATTACATCACGAAGTGCAGCAGCAAAGATTGCTTGGGCTGATTTAACCTGTGTATCAAATGCTCCCATAAGAGCCTGTACACCTTGACCAGTAACAATAGATGCATCAATGTTTCCAGTGCGTGATTCTGGATAACGAGCACCAACTCTAAGTTCTTGATTAAGTAACTGTTGTTCTGTAAATGCGCCTTGTGGTAGTGTAAGTTCTACTCGACGAACACCTGCTGGGTTGGCAGTACGGATAACCGCATCGCCACCCAACTGTAGTTCTTGTACATCTTGTGGAAGTACAATAGGTGCCTGTACTGATTTCTCCGCTGCTTCCATTGCCAATAAGGCGAAACGGTTGCGAAGTAACTGAATTCCAAGTACGTCGTCAAATTGTCCACGCAACTCATTGTCGATAGATGGTTTACGTGCTACAATTACCATCATCTTACCAAGAGGATTCTTGGCTTGTGATAATATTAAATTATCTCTTGCTGGAACATAGACTACAGATTGGTCTTTATCGTAATAACGAATCATTTCAATCTGACCATTTAGGTCTTGCTTATAGCCCATTCCGCCAAGTAGTATGTTATCATACTCTGGGAACTGGCTTACTAACTCACCTAATGTAAGTGTATATCTCTTAGCAAATGCTACGCAGCGACCATAACGGTCAAACTCTGGGTATGCTCCGATTGGATTCTCAATACGGATTCTAGGAAGTTTTGCTTCCTCATCAAGTTCTACAATGAATGGGATAAAACCGTAAGTTAAATACCAGTCCGCTCCTGAGTACATCTGGACCGATAGGTCAGAGTTCGAAAAATAATTGCTAGCAATACGAGTACGCTTATCGGCAAAAGTACGAGCACGGTCACTGACTTGATTAGCGGCTGAGCAGTTAACCGCTGGAAGAGGCGCCATAACCTCAGAAAGGTCCCTGGCAACGATATCAATAAAATTTGCAACGACATTAGCATCTACACCATCTGGAAAGAAGTCAGGATAGACTTCAGAGATTTTACCTTTACGAACAGCAAGCACGTCAAGATTACGGGCATCTCTCTCACTGTTTCGATAACGTAACGATTGTACTCGTGCCGCTATCTGTTCAATTGTTAATGCCATTAGTTTCCTATCCGTAAGTTTCTTGCCATTGCTCTGCAAAGGCTTCGTCTAAATTAAGTGAACCTCTACTAGCCTTTTGTGCCCTAGTAGCCCATCTATTATTTTGATACTGTCCAACTCTACTTGATGTTTGCATAAGTTCTCTACAGCGAATAATAGCAAACCATAATGCCATAACACAGTCAGTTGGGTTCTTAGTGTCAGGCTTCCAAATGATAAGTTGTTGTACTAAAGACTTAAGACCCTCAGAGCCTTCATTGGAAGGTAACTCTATTAGGTTGTTATCTTGGAATCTACCATCTCTGGCTGAGCCAAAAAGGCTTGCCATGGATGCTACACCAAATCCAACATCCCATTTATTCTTACCAGTAAAGTGTGAGTTAAGTTGACATCCATAGGATGCTAGATACTCACGCAACTCTGTATCCATAGCATAGTACTTTTGATGGGCGTTGATTTCAACCCTAAACTCTTGTGGCTTAAATCTTTCTACCCACTCTTTAATAAGAGCATTTTCTTTTTGAGGAGTAGGGTCAACCATGTTGACGCAATCTAAAACATATATACGACCATCAGCACGGTTATAGGATACTGCTACGAAAGCAGAGCGTCCCGTTACGGCTGGGTCAAAACCAATAATGGTATAAGTTGAATCTACGTTCTTGGGGTGGCCTGGCGTGTCTTTTCTAAGCGGTCCACGCTTTCGCATACCGTTAACACATCCTGCAACAATTGTTGGCGAGAAGATAGAGTCGGATTGGACGTCTTCTTGTTGGTAGACCATAGCCCAGACACTCGGAGCAACTTCAGACCGCCTTGTAAATAACGAGGGTCCGTCCCATTTAGGATAAAGTCCGATATCATTAGGTTCGTCTTTTTCGCCTTCTGCTCTGTCTGTCCAAGGCCAAAGTGTTTTCCAGTTCTTTGGGTCCTCGTCAAATTCTAATACTGATGGCATAGCCATGTATGTGAAAGGAGACTTGCCACCTGTCCATTGGTCGCCATCTCGTATCATCTTATATAAATCTATAGGTGCGACACGGGTTCCTACTATAAGCAGTTTACCGTGCCGCCCTAGGCGGGTGATGACTTCTTTTTGAAGCCATTCAATTTGCTTCTCCCACTCATGGGCGTTTGCATTCATCACCACATCGTCAAGGATAATCAGGTCAGCACGAGCACCGTAAATCTGTGACCCGAATCCTAATGCTTGTACAGTTGGGTCCTTCTCGCCTGAGTCACGTCCTGCACCCAGGTAAATCATATCAGCAGACCAGGTTGGTGAATCTGCTTTGTAGCCACCGTTAGGTCCAAAGGATACTTGCATCTTGGTCCAGTTAGGATGGCTTAATCTTGTCTTAATCGCAGATAGGAATTTACGTGCCATACCTTGCGTCTTTGAAACAATAATAATTCTAATGTTAGGGTCTAGGCATAATCGGTAGGTAACGTAGTTGATGGTAAGTACTGTTGACTTAGCATGCTCTGGTGGTACGTTAATTAAGATACGATTGGTTGCTGCCTGTTCGTATGTCATACTAGGGTGGATGAACCTTGGCTCTTTACCCTCTACTAAATCAATCCATGACTTGTGATGGTCAAAGAGTTTGGTATCTAAAAATTGTTCTGAGAAATCCTCAAAGGAAATATCTTTTAGGTTGGCTAGGTCTGCTTTAATACCTTTGCCAGATAGGCGTGCCTTGTCGGCTTTGTCCTTAAAGTCAGGGTCTGCCATTGACCATTGGCGGAAGGTAACATCGTTACGCCCCACAGCCTTCATAGCATCTACCACGGTAGAGCCTTGGGCCAGTAATTCTAAGACTTGCTTTTGGGCGGCATCCTTAGGGATGTTTTGTACCCCTGGCTTACGACCCACGATTGCCCCCTATAAACGGTGATTTAACGGTACCCGTAAACGGGCAGACTATCCCCAATATAATTATAAATTATAATATTATATATAGGAGGAGCGGAGTCTTAAACGGAGCGACTCCGTATATTATATATATACTATAGATAACCTGTTCAAAGTACTAAAACCGAACAGATAGGTAATAATTACGCTCATTCTGAGCGTATAATATATATCCCCCCTATAATATAACAGTAATTTTTTATGGGAGTATATATACTATAAAGCACGCAAATTAAATAACCCTAGGGTCAAATGCTCTTAATAGGCACTTATTTATTGATTAACCAATCTTTATTTAACCAATCGGTATTTATTGGAAAGCGGACTATCTCCCTTAAAAGAAAATCCCCCAGAAAAAATAAATATAAATGGGGGGAATCAATAGAAGGATTAGATAGGGGAATCGGTAGGGGTAGGTGATGAAACCTATCTGCCACCAAACCCCCCTAGAATCCAAACCTCGAGCCAGTTAGGGCTATCTCAAAACCCCCCGCCTAACCCCCTAAAACCCTGCCGTATAATACGGCAACACGCTTAAAAAATAATTTGCAAATAGACTTGCAATAACCCTTAACCTATGGGAAAATTATCTTACTGGCGGAGAAACCGAGTATCTGCCAAAAAGAAAAGGATAGAAAAATGACTAAAGAAAAAGCAGTTAAAGAAGCAGTAAAAATCAATAGCAACATAACAACCCAATACGCTCTTTTAATTGAGAGTGGAGAAAATGCAAACGCCGAGGCACTTAATTTTATTCTAGGCGTTGGTGATGAAATGGGAAACGGCACAACAACCCGAGAGGTAAAAGAAAGCATGAAACAGGCGTTAAACGGGGTCAATGTAAAACCCGTAGTTTTGCCAAATCATGTAGACGCCTTGCAAACCGCATGCCTAATTATCTCCCGCTTTAATGATGAAATGGGAAACATCAAAGCGAGCAAAGTGTTAAGCCTTGCAGTACGGGTAAATGCAGATAAAAAAGCAAGTGGCGCAAAAGCGCACATAAATAGCGTAAAATCTTTTGATGAGTTAGATGAAAAAACGCTAACCAAGAAAGAAAGTCAAACCCGAGATGGCTCAACCAAAGCCAAAGCGGAGATTAAAAAATCCGCAAACGATATTACTATCGAAACCTTAACCGATAGTATTATCGCATATTTTCAGGGTAAGAATCCTAAGGACATGATTACAACCGAGCCAAAGAAAACCGAGGTTGTTATCGGTATCTTTAACTTAATCCGCAAAAACAGCGAGGTTAAATTAGAGGTAAAAGTTAAGTAAGAAAAGAAAAGTAGCCTCACCCCTTAGGGGGTGGGGTTATTTTTTTGCCCAAAAATTTTTCCAACACAAACCCAACACAAACTAAATTGTACTAGGCGGTACGGGAACTGCGCTGAACTAGACCAAACTTTTACGCCTATCTGTGAAAAAAATCCGACACAAACTAAACTAGATGGTACTGGTACGGCTCGCAACGGGTACGATTTAAGCCTTGCCGTATAATACGGCACGATTATTTTAGGCTTGACAGGGGTGCAGTTTTTCAGTATACTTATGCCAACGGGAAAGAAGTACCGCTAACCTTGCCGTATAGTACGGCAGGTTAAATACCGAAAGGCAACAGCATGGAAGCAACAGCAAGCAATACCCTACTCGCTCTCCTTGAGCGTGTTGAGGTAGTAAAAAATATCGAAGCCGAAGCGCAACGCAAAGCCAAGATACAAGAGCAAATCGCTAGGGCTATGGATAGGACTTCTCGTGAGTGGAGATGATGTAGCACTAGATTTTATGACCGAGCAAGAGATAGCCGAGATTATGGCAACCGAGGATATTTTCCAAGTAGACATGTCCAACATTGATGACTTACTTGAGGATGTTGCTACGGACTCGGACTACGAATAGCAACTGGATAGCCCACGCTAGACGGCATAATCATGGGTGCAATTCCCATGGTGGGCACGCATGCCGTATAATACGGCAAGCACTAAGGAGATAGCATGTACATAGAGATAACAGATACAATAGCAATCATAATTGCGCTGACTACTAGCACCACGCTGGTAATTACTACCGCAATTAGAAACGCTAAACTTACTCGTGCTTTGCGTGAGTTAAGTGTCCAAAAGTAATGTAGACTATGCCAATGAGATTATCCTGACACTTACTAGAGATGAACTAGAAACTGTCAGGGAATCTCTTAGGCAATTTTCTATACACAATACAAGGCATGGCTTCGAGGCTCGTGCTAAGTACGCTGATGACCTGCGGGATAAAATCGTGAATGTTATTCTCGATAGTGTCCAGCGCAAGGTTGACAAGGCTAAGGAATTAGTCTAAGATAGTACTACTCGGCAGTAGAGATACTATTGCCGTATAATACAGCAAGAAGGATAGCATATGGAAACTGTTGACGAGGTCGAGATAAAGTACAAATGTACTGTCTGCGACAGCGAGTTAGACAGTAGTACTGTTGTCGAAACTGATAGCGGTAAGCCTGTCTGCGAAAACTGCTCTGTAATATGTATGCGGTGTGATGGTGTCGGTCATATAAACGACACTTACTCAAGCGTAGGAGGCAGTAGGTGGTGTGAAAATTGTACAGATTATTACGCCTCATACTGTGAACTATGTGAAGAGTATTTTACGGGACACCGATATGGTGCAGAGGATACTGGTATGACATTTTGCGAATCATGTTTTGAAAGCGAAGTGTCTTACTGTGAAGAGTGCGATAATTATTACTATGAAGGTTGTGGTTATTCGCATGAAGACGAGGAAGATTCTAGATTGATACACGATTACTCGTACCGACCTGACCCTATCTTCCGTAGTTCCGAGGATGAAAATACTAGGCTTTACTTTGGTATCGAGGTTGAGACCGAGGTGCGAGGTGGTAGTTATGAAGCCCGCAAAATAGCAGCCGAGTTTGCATATCTGTTAGAGAATGAAAATCTAGCCTATCTAAAATCTGACGGCTCACTTGAGTGCGGGTTTGAGATAGTATCTCATCCAATGACTCATAGTTATTTCATGAATGATGCAAGTGTGTTATGGGAAACTATCAATACACTTAAATCTAACTATGACATGATGGCATGGGGTACAAAAACCTGTGGACTACATGTGCATATATCTCGTGCTGGATTTAGTGGCGGTTCACACCAGCATAGATTCCTGCAATTAGTCTACAATAACAAGGACTTCTACGAGGTACTTGCTGGTAGGTCATCTAGTCATTGGGCTAAGTTTGATGACAATGTTGACCCTAATACTGGCAGGAAATCCTTTAAGCATAAATTTGACCGACATGGTAGCGATAGATACTCTGCGGTCAATACCAACAACAGAAATACTTTAGAGATGAGAATCTTTAGAGGTAGTGTAAATCCGAGATTCATTAAGTCTGCTATTGATTTGGCGCATGCCAGCGTTGAGTTCACTAGGGTAATGAGTGTCAAAGAAGTTAGAGAAGGTGGACTATCCTGTCTAAACTTTAGGCAGTACATAGAGAGTAAGTCTGAGTTATATCCATCCCTCAATGCAAGAATACAAATACATAAAGATGTATTAACTAGGATAGAAAGGAAAGAGCATGTGTCTACTAGTAGTAAGTTCACCGAATAGCACACCACGCAAGAAGGATTTAGACAATGCTTCTTGTAATAATCCGCATGGCTTTGGCTACGCTGTAATTGCTGGTAATAAAATTATTACTGGCAAGGGCATGAACTCTAAAAAAGTTATCAAAGAGTTCCTAGAAGTACGCAAGCAATACCCAAATAGTTATGCTATGTATCATGCTAGATTTGCTACGCATGGTGTTAAGAATGATGAGAATTGTCATCCATTCAAGGTAGGTGGTAGCGACCTGACATACTTAGCACACAATGGCATACTAGATGTGCATATCGAACCTGCTGACAAGCGTAGTGATACTCGCATATTTGCCGAGGATATACTGCCGTCAATGGGTGGTATCACAGCATTGGATAACCCTAATCTATACGGCATGATAGAGAAGTGGTCTGTCGGTAGTAAGATTGCGGTATTTACCTTAGACCCTAATGCCGAGTATGACTGCTACATTATCAACGAGGACGCAGGTCATTGGGATAATGACGGCAATTGGTGGTCTAATGATTCATATAAGAGCGACAATGGTTGGGGTAAGTACTTCCAGCAATATGATTACGAGGCTGCTGATGATGCCGAGTTTGCTTGTATGATGTGCGGTATAGAAGTACTCGAAGACGGCAATATGTACTATTGTGAAAACTGTGGTTCATGCTTTGATTGCAGTATGATAGTAAATGATAGTTGCCTGTGCTGGTCTCCCGAGAGGGATGCATCAGCCCGACACAAACAAATAATGGGGGCATATAATGGACAGTATGACTTTGGCTTCTAGGGAAGAAGTCAGAAAAGTAATCATAGAGTTAATCTCTATCGCCAATTTGACTGACGAGAGAGATGACGCTATAATTGCTAATGCAAGACTACTGCTACAAAAACTATATGCCGTATAATACGGCAGAAAAGGATAGAGATGAAACTAAAAGTACACCATCCAAGCGGTGATGTAATAGCAGATGTATATGATTATGCTGCTGGCGCATTACTGATGAGTCTATATGGAGAAGGTTCACATATATCGTACAAGGGTAAAGCAATATGGCGTGAAGGCATAGATGGTGAAGGTGCCGAAAGTTATGATACAACAAGCATGGTAATGGATAGCCGACTAATAGAAATGGGAGTAAATGTTGACGAATGAGGTATCGGTACAAGAAATAATAAGCAAGTATATGATATCATGTACTGGCATCACATCTACTGGTTGGACTAAGCATGTGATACTAAATGATAATACAAATCAGTACTCGGGTAGATTGCATTGGGATTCCAATGACGGATATTCTATGGCATGGGATACCAAACCTGCGCCCGAATCAGATAGACCTGAGTTCGAGTATGTACTAGACTGCATAACAGAGGGAGATAGATAATGGCGATAACCGATGAGTACTTAAATGAACAATTAAATAAAGTGCAAGCACTACTTTGGTCTGGGTCTTTAGACGAGGTAGATGAGGCACATAACATAATTGTCGAATTGATTCATGAAAGGGAAGCATATGAGTGAGCCAATGTACTTGCAGGGTGATGACTATGCCTTAAACGGGACAGAAGATGATATAGATGAGGATGATACTGGGCTACCTGACCGCATGTGGGAGGATGAGGATGCTTAACGGCAACTGTACTGGCGACGATAATCCTGACTGGTGGTTTCCTGAGATTCCAACGGGCAGAACTGAGCCTGAAAAGATTAAAAGAGTTGCGTCTCAGATAAACTATGCGCTACAATTATGTGCTACCTGTCCTGTCAAAGGTGAATGTTTGGCGGAGGGTATGAAGATGGAGAAAATGCCGTCAGGTAAAACTGGCTGGGGTAATCTACCATTTGGAATATGGGGTGGAACAATGGCTGCTGAGAGATTAGCATCTGTGGGCATAAAACCTGGAACCTCTAGAAGTAGTGCTTCCTATCAAGCATACAAATTATACAGTCTAACTAAGGACCTAATAAGGCGGTGAACTATGAAGAAACTATTACTATTATTCATAGGAATATTTTCTCTTGCTGGAGTAACTAGAGTAGAAACATTACCACAACCAAGGGAATGGACAGTCAATGATAGTAAATTATACGCAAGAGAATCTTTACTTGCGTGGCAACATAATCAATGGCTATGTTTAGACAAATTGTGGACCAAAGAATCTAATTGGAGACATGAAGCATATAATAAGCAACCAGTATATCAAAAAGGTAAGGCATTATACGCTGGCGGTATTCCGCAGATTCTAGGGCTTTCGCCCGACACAAACCCAACAGAGCAGATTGATAGAGGACTGGATTATATAATCTATCGATACTCAACGCCATGTAAAGCATGGAAATTCTGGCAAAAGAACGGCTGGTATTGATGCCGAACTATGACTTCAAATGTAATGATTGTGGTAACACTAGAGAACAGTTTATATACCACAAAGATTACGAAAAATATGTTGTTAGGTGTCCAACCTTAAACTGCAATAAAGTAATGGAACGTGTATACACAGTACCAGGAATCAAATTCAAAGGTCCTGGATTCTATTCGACAGGAGGATAATGAAAAACTCTAATTGGGATTTAGACCTACGTGATGGGGAATTAGGCGAGAGTAAACTTGCTGACCTATTGCGTATGGATACAGTAGAAGTTAAGACAGATAGACGCTGGATAGAAACAGGTAATTTATTTATAGAGGAATCTTGTTTTTATCAAGGAAGTGGTCAATGGGAGCCGTCAGGACTTTCCGTAAGTAAGGCTACTCATTGGGCTTTTATAATGGATAACAATGTAATCATTACGCCAATAGACCATCTAATCAATGTAGTTAGGGATTATGGTAAACCTATTGAGAATAAGCAACCACCTAATCAATCTAAGGGACATCTTATTACACCAGCACAGTTAATTAACTATAAAAGAGTTAAGAATGAGGAGTTTGATAGGGCTGGAGAAGTATACAAAAACTATATGGAACAGGAGTATCCAATCTGAAGGTAGATAAATACTTATTCATCGGACCTATCCTCGTTCCTATCATCGGGTTGTTCATGTGGTACTTCGGCCTCGAGATTATCGCTAATATCGTTTTCTTTTTTATCAAAATCTTTATCTAACCAAGGTCGGAATCCACCGATTCTAGTGATAAGTTTTTTGACTGCACGATTATGGCGCATACGAGCAGCATCTTCACTACCTAAATTCATCTCGGTAGCGATATCGCCATAGTCCATAGATTCAGCGTACCTGTAAAACAGTACTGTCCTATCCTCGGTACTGAGTTTGCGGTACGCTTTATCTATTTCAATCATCATAACCATCATGTTGCCGCCTTCAGCGGGAGCAGGTGGCTTACTTGGACCAACTAAATTTAACTTATGCGATACACCAAACTCACCTCGTAAGACTGAAGGTAAAAGTGCTTCAATTATATCTGCTTCATAAAAGAATGCATCTGAAGTTTCATAGCCAATAGACTTGGCCTTCCATTCTAAACAATAATCCAATGCATCATTACGTAGGCAACGATAGATTAAATTCTTAGCATCTTTTTCACCTATTGCTTCCCATTCATTTAACTTATTGGGATGCTCAAGAAACCATTTGTACAATGATTGTTTAATGTCTTCGAGTTCAACCATATCATATTTTCTATGGTATTCAGAGGCAACGGCAACTACAATGTAGTCCCATTTTTCTATGCGCTTCCATTCTAAATGTGTATTGTCTACCATTTCCAAGTCTTACCTTCCACAGTAAAAGACCTATTTACGATAGGTACTAATTGAGGCACAACAGTTTTGCCATCAACATGCAAGATACCAAAACCTTGTTGCCACGTAAATAATCCTGCTTTAATATACTTAGCGTTAGCATAATTCATTAGATTGCCCAGTTCCATACCCCATATAGTCTTAGGTTTACCACCACGATATGTTTGAGTATGATGTGTCAAACCCATACGGTGCGTGTGTCCACACACTACTGACATGCCTGAGCGTTTGGCTAAACCAAGTGCGGTAGCACCAGCAGTAGGCTGTACGTTGCCTTCATCACCATGCATTAACAACCAGCCAGGAGCCAGTTCATAAGGGTCTTTGTGATACTTAATCTCTAACTCATCAAGCCCTAAGAAGTTTTCTAATTGCAACTCAGGTAAGCCAAGTAATCCTGGCGCTCTCATCGCAACTGTATTAAATAATCTATCTGTATGATTACTACGAACCATATGTTCAACAGTTAAGTCATAAAGAACCTGTCTAGTAGTGTCCCTATCACGTCCAATAGAACGCTCAAACTCTAACTCAGTTCCCTTACTCCATTTACTGATAGTCTGCATATCCATTTCATCACCACAAGATACTACGGTGTCAGGTTGATATGCCTTGATAAACTTAGCAATTGCCTTGACGGCTTCTGCATCGTGGTACGGTACTTGCAGGTCTGATATACAGACTATAGTTTTCATTTCTTTTTGGCTCGTCTCTTATTCTCTAAGCCTACATTTTTCTTTTTGGATAGAACTCTTAGGTTAGATATCTTATCATTACCTTTACGCCCACCATTATCTTTATGGTCTACTTCTTGGTTGCGCTTTAACTTCTTACCAGTAGCCTTCTTATAATCTAAGCGGGCTTTGTTTGTAGATGTAGTCTCGGTTGTGCCATCTTTTTTCTTGCGCTTGATGACATAGATAGGACGACCACCATTTTGTTTACTGCCTTTGTAAGGTCCAAATATTTTCATTGATTCATCCTTAATCTTTTAAGTTCTTTGAGTATTTCGTATAACATAATTGTTACTGCCACGTTTCTGACATCTAGTTCATACTTAGAAAGAATTTCATCGAGTTCTTTTTGATTTCCTTTCACTTGTCCCATTCTCCTCTCAGTACTAGCAATCCGATGATTGCATAGTTAGCCATGTCCTTGAATGAATCTTCAAATGATTCATGCTCTGGACTTTTCTTACTGTCAACTAAATTATTTATACGTGCTAACTTATCGTGCATACGCACACGCAGTCCATTGATGGCACCGCCAGGTGCATCAGCAATATTCTTTGCGCCGTAATCTTTATGTTTGGATAGCAATAGGTCTAGTAATTCTTGGTAGGTTTTTCCAACATGGTACTCAAAAGTGGTATTTTGAGCGTCAATATGAGTGATTTCTGCTCTATCTGCTTCTTGGTTATATGGAAACCTTGCTTTTCCAAGTGGGTTATAATCTGCCATATTTCGTCACTCTCCATCTTTCTCTTCGTTGGTTTCTGTTAAGAAGTGTGTTAGTTCACTATCAAGATGACGCATTTCTTCACGAATAACTATGTCCTCTATATACTTTTTCATTTTTTTGGGACTAGATTCTGCCGCATATAATGTTGCATATACCGACTGAGTAATACTTTCCACTTCCTCAGGGTTATCCGCCACGCTATATATGCAACGAAGTAAAGAACCTACCATTAGTTGGTAGCCCCCAGGAAGAATAAGTTTAGGGTCAAAATACTCACCATTTTCATCGTCTATTAGATGGTCGGTAGCCTCAAATATGTTGTCAAAATGTTGTCCGCATGTTTTACATGGCGGAATATCTTTATAATTCATTTAGTCCCATTCTTTCTCGAATATACTGGGAGCCGTATTTGACATAGCAAGAGTTGACGTCTTCCTCGTCTGGCATTTGCACAACTGTGACTGGCAATTCACGGGCGAGACTAGCAGCAAATTCTTTTCCTGGTTGGTCTCCATCCGCAAATACAAAAACTCTTTCAAAGTCTGCAAGTAATCTTGTGTAATGTTTTTTCCAGGAGTTCGCACCAGGAACGCCAACGCAAGGAATGCCAACACAGGCAGACAAAGTAATAGTATCCAACTCTCCCTCACATACACCAATCCAGTCCCCCGCTCTATCGATATCTAACACATTATACATTTTAGTTTCCATACCTGTCATTCCCATGTACTTAGGTTCAACAGCAGGATGAAGGCTACGAAAACGCAAATCGACAACACCAGTCTTGGTAATATACGGTATGGATAATCGTCCTTTGAATGCTTCATGTCCAA